TTGTACCTTTTCAAGATTGTGTCTTGACTTAAATTGTGGAATTATTTCATGAAGAGAAATTATTGCTTCATTTAATGGAGTTCCAGAAAGATTCATTCCTAATGGAACATGATATTGTGTCCAACGATTACGATCAAATGCACAAGCAATACGGAAAATATTTTTCATTTGCTCTTCCAGTTCTTTACTTCTTGTGCTGCTAGTAAAGATATTCATCATAGAAAATTGATCAGAAACAAGAGCTAAACCTTCCTTTCTCTCATATGAATATTTTGGTACTCCATCATCAGCAGGATAACTATCAGTAAAGGCATATACATCAAAGGGTATATTAACTTTTTTACAGAACCATAATAGATTATAAAGTTGCTTAATAGTATCTGTCATTACAGGAGCCATTGATCCTGACCAATCAAGTACAAATACTAATCCATGATTTTTACCATCAGGAATTATAGTAACCTTCTTAAAAAGATCTTCATTGAATTTATAGGTATGAAGTTTTGTAGTATCAAGAATACCAGTTCTAGCAGTAGTGGCACGAGCATATGCACTAGCAGATTTCTTACACTCAAATTCTTTTACAAGATAATTGACCTCTTTTTGTGCATTCCTTTTAAACTTAACATAATCTTCATCAACTTCTTCAAACATATTCTCTGTTACAGTATAGGATCTTTTTTTCCAAGATTCAATTTGATCTACCCACTCAGCATTTATTCTTTTATGAATACTATCATTGGATATAATAATATTTTTTAAATCAACTTTTGGCAATTCAATATATCTCTTTTCACCACTATCATTCTTTAAGTTATTAAGACCTCTAAGAGCTTCTTCTAATGCACTAGCAGTTTCAATTTCTGGTTCTACATTTACAGAAGTGCCACCAGAAGCCACCCTAATATCACAATCATCATCACCAGTCCCGTCTTCCATAGAAGCATCGCTATTAGAGTTAGGAACGGTAGACTCATTATCGTTACTGTCGCTAGAAGAATTATCCCCATTGCCTGGAAGATCGGCACTAAGATTCTGCTCAATTTCGACATCTTCCTCCTTTCTCTTTTGCTCGAGCTCCTGCTTGCAGAGATTATATAACGCTTCTGCTGCGGATAAGGTGTCATCAAACGTTTCGGCATTTGCAATTAAAGTGACAATCGGTGTTTCAGAAATTGAAAAAGATATATCGATCCACGCACCAATCTTAAAGTATAGATTAACCCTATCAGCAACATTAAGAGTAGTAAGATCTTTACCATCTACTTCAAAGAAATCATTATCTGAAAGTTCATTATACCCTCTACGGAAGGTTTTGGCAATACCTCCATACTTACGCTTCATCAATTTCTCAATTCTCACATCCTCAACTATGTTCACAAATGATGGAGGAATCTGTAATGTCTTAAACCATTCTATATCAGGTGTATAAAGAGCATGTCCTACCTCATGTGCAACCAAAGCATCATATACATCATTACTTGCTTTTTCCCAATTTGGTAATGTAAGTACTCTAGTGCGTACATCAAACTGAGCAGTTTCTACTGATCTATGTTCTACAATAAGATCTTCAGTAGCAAGAAGTTTTGCTAGTTGCGATTTGATTTCGTGCTTTACTACTTCCATTGAGTTCCTTGTGTATGAACCTATTATACGACGAAACCCCACGCTCGGTGGGGTTCAGTAGACGCTTTATTAACTGTCTGCGTCTTTCTCTTGAAGCACGTAGTGCCTGTGGTTTAAGTTTTCGTTTGGCATCCTTCTTAGAGTGATGCTGCCAGTTCGGTGTTGTCATTACTCATCAAGCTGTGTTGACACTATACGACTAAATCCCTTAACTTTATCAAATCTTGTGACACTTTCAAATTTGTCATGAAGATCTGCTTTATGGGATATAACAAATACATTTGCATCCTTAACAACAAATCTAATAATTTTTAAGAACTCATCAGTACCAAAACCATCAAGAGAACTATCAAAGATTTCATCAAGGATAAGAAGATTAGTATTTACAGAATTTTTAACTCTAGCAACTTCTCTCCATGTGAATAGAAGTGCTAAGTCAATTCTCATTTTCTCACCTTCACTAAATGAAGAATATGAAAAATCCTCATGAATAGGTGACTTAACAGTCTCACTAAATTCTTCATCAAGAGTAAAATTAATATAGAAATCCATCAACTGTAAGTATCTATTCACCTGTTGATTTATGAATGGTAGATACTTCTTTATAATTTTTGTCTTTACTCCATCATCTTTTAATAAAGAATAAGCAAAATCATAATGAGTAATCTCTTGCTTTCTCTCAGATAATTCGTCCAATGCCTTTTTAAGATTTATTTTAAACTCTTTTAACTTCTCATGTTCAATATTTCTATCTGCAAGCTGTTCGGTAAATCTTTGAATTTCCGATTCAAGATCTCTGATCTGACGTTGACATCCAGAGATGCGAGTATTGTTTTGAGAAATGCCATTATTGAGTTTAATAATCTCCTTAGATAAGTTGTTAAACTGACGTTCTCTATCCTGTTCTAATTTAATGGTCTCCTCCAGTTCCTTAAAACCTTTCTTGAGATCCTTTGCTTTATTTTGAACGTCAGCAATTCTATTTAATCTAAATGATTCTTCTATATCTTGAGTACAGGTAGGACATACCGTATTGTCTGTGAAAAACTTATGCTCTTTAGTAATGGTAGTTACTTTTTGGGATATTTTACCTTTAAGATTATTAAGTTTCACTAACTTTTCATTTGCTCCTGCAACATCTTCTTGCTCCTTAAGAAGATCAGATATACTACATTCTTTAAGTTGATTATGTTCAATATGTGTATCAACTTCTATCTGTAATGTTTTTATTTTACTATCAGTTGTTTCAATATTAGTCTTACCTTGTTCCTCCATTTCTTTAATAAAATCTTTTTGCATTGTAATTTTATCACCTAGAGTTTCTTTTTTAAGATCTAAAGATTTAATTTTCTCTTTCTCATCTCTAACCTTTTCTTTGATAAGATTATTCATTGCAGAGAAAATACGAATATCTAAAAGATCTTCAATAACTTCTCTACGTACAGTAGTATTCAATTGCATGAATGGAACAAACGTGCTACTACCTAAAATTACAATTTGAGTAAATGATTTATAATTTACTTTTAAAATATTCGATTCAAGAGTCTTTTGATTAACACGATCATCTGCTTCTTTATGTAATGGATTACCATTAACTTCAATGTCAAATATATTTGGTTTTATCCCACGTCTTATAAGATATTCTCTACTATTGACATTAAACTCAATTTCTACAACACACTCTCTTTCATTTGTTGTATTAATTAATTGAGATTTATTAATTTTACGGAATGGTTTATTAAACAACACAAAGGTAAGTGCATCCAACATTGTGGATTTACCCGAACCATTAGTACCTATAATCAGATTCGTATTATTCTGTAAGAAATCAATTTCAGTCCAGTTATTACCTGTGGAAAGAAAATTCTTCCATTTAATCTTCTTGAACGTTATCATTATTTGATGGAGGAATCACAAAGTCGTTCGGAGTAATAATAGAATACTTATAATTATACCTCATACATGTCTTAATGGCAAGCTCATCATCAACTTCTATTACTTCCATCTCCTTTAAGTACTTATCATCTTCATTTAACATTAACGCATATCTATCAGCATCATCTTCTTGTTGAAAAAGAAAAAGAACCTTATCACCAAACCTATCCTGAACAGCATAAGCACCTTCATCCTTTTTTTCTTTAATAGTAAGAAGATACACTATTCTACCTCGCAAGCTTGTCTATATAGATCTTGAAAAATATCTTTAATGACATTTTTATCATATTCAAATTCAGATTCATCAATATAACGATTCAAAATTGAAAGAGTATTCTCCTCTTCATCAACTTCAAAATCCTCATTTTCATGAATTTCAAAATTCTCAATGATTTTTAAATCTTGGACACCTGCAGAATAAAGTTTATCAACAAATTTATCAAAATCCTTTGGTTTGGATTTCTTACGAACAATAATTTTTACAATTTTATTTTTATATTCAGTGGCATTAAATAACTTATAATTAGTGTCTTCATAATATACATTATAAAATAATTTATAAGGAT